TAAAAATGTGGTATAATAATAGGTAGATACTACAGCGACACTAAAGAGGCAGCTACTGTCTCACCAGAGGCGGCGCTAAGTTGAATTAATGTAAGTAAACACTAACTAATTCACTTAGATCCTCTTCATCTGTTGCTCTAGGTTAAGAGGACTCAAGTGAAACACTAGTAAAACTTAAGGATACTTATGGACGACAAGCTCAAGGAGCAGTGTGCTGAAAGAAAAGCCACTAGAAGATCCAGAGGCCGCCCTAAGAAGTCAGAAGTAGCTACCAAAAAGAAGGGTAACAGAGGCCAAGTAGGTAGACCCAAGGGTGATGCCTCTATAATTAATGAGTACAAGGCTAGGATGTTAGCCTCACCTAAGTCAGAATTAGTCCTACAGACTATATTTGATGCTGCTACAAACGATGACCACAAGAATCAAGCAGCAGCATGGAAGCTGATAATGGACAGAATACTGCCAGTAGGTGCTTTTGAGAAGGATGTGATAAAAGATGGTGGTCGTAACGCCATTCAGATCAACATAACAGGCGTAGGACAGACAGAAGTTACCAGTGGCAGTACTATAGACGGAGATTCCGGTGAGATACTTTGAGTTAGAAGAGTTCAACTGTCAACACACCGGAAACAACGAGATGAAACCTGAGTTTCTAGAGAAACTAGACCAACTGAGGCACAACTGCGGGTTTCCTTTCGTTGTAACCAGTGGATACCGTGATCCTAGCCACCCAATAGAGGCTGCAAAGGACATTCCCGGTACTCACGCGCAAGGTATCGCAGCAGACATACGAGTTGTTAGCAGTAACAAGCGGTTTAGATTAGTAAAGGAAGCACTGGCGTTAGGATTCACAGGCATCGGCGTTGATCCTTCGTTTATTCACTTAGACATCCGAGCAAGTTCACCTGTTATCTGGACGTACTGATGTTATACACAAAGAACGCTAACGTAACCACAACAGATGTAGCAACAATCGTTACCATCCCTAGCGGTTACGTGGGTCACTGGAATATGCTCTTTGTGAGTAATCTAGGTGGATCTACAAACGGTGCTGGTCTCTACGTCGATAAAGCAGACTCTACTCGTGTAGACATCCTCGGTGGCGGTAACGTGTCAGCCAAGGAGTACATCTTGCTTTCAGACGCAGTATTTGTGTTGCAACCGGGAGACTCTATCAAGGCGTACACAACGGCTGCAGGTGACATGGAGTTTGTAGTAACCTTTGATCTGTTAGAAGCACCAGCGGTATTCACTAACTTTAATGGATCTTAACGTTGAACTGCTTCCTTGGCAGCAGGAAGTGTACAATGATCCGACTCGTTTTAAAGTAGTCGCTGCCGGAAGACGAACAGGAAAGTCACGACTCGCTGCGTGGCTGCTCATTATCAATGCCTTACAAGCCGAACGTGGTCATGTTTTTTACGTTGCGCCTACGCAGGGACAAGCCCGTGACATCATGTGGCAGACTCTGCTAGAGCTAGGACACCCTGTCATCTCAGGTTCGCACATTAACAACCTGCAGATCAAGCTGGTCAACGGGGCTACAATTAGTCTAAAGGGAGCCGATAGGCCAGAGACTATGCGTGGTGTGTCCTTGAAGTTTCTTGTTATGGATGAGTACGCAGACATGAAGCCCGATGTATGGGAACAAATCTTGCGTCCAGCCCTAGCAGACCAGAAGGGTCACGCACTGTTCATAGGTACGCCTATGGGTCGTAACCACTTCTACGAGTTGTACAAGTACGCGGAGATGGCTGATGATGAAACGTATAAGGGCTGGCATTTTACGTCTTACGATAACCCTCTACTTGATCCGAGCGAGATTGATGTTGCTAAGAAGTCGATGTCGAGTTATGCGTTCCGCCAAGAGTTCATGGCATCGTTCGAAGCCACAGGTTCCGAGATGTTCAAGGAAGACTGGATTAAGTACGGTGAGGAGCCGGAGTTCGGTGATTACTACATCGCAATCGACTTGGCTGGCTTTGAGGAAGTAGGGAAGAAACGCACGAAGAACACTAAGCTAGACGAAACAGCTATGGCTATCGTCAAGGTAGGTGACAACGGTGATTGGTACATTGATAACATTATACATGGAAGATGGTCTCTGGACGAGACAGCCATTAAAATCTTTCAAGCCGTTCGTGACTATCGTCCTGTGTCTGTTGGTATTGAAAGAGGAATTGCAAAGCAAGCGGTTATGTCGCCGCTTATGGATTTGCAAAAGAAGTACGCACAGTTCTTCAGAGTAGAAGAGCTTACCCACGGTAACAAAAAGAAAACCGATAGGGTCATGTGGGCGCTGCAAGGGCGCTTTGAGAACGGAATTGTGAGCATGAACAAAGGTGACTGGAACGCAAGGTTCCTTGATCAGTTGTTTCAATTCCCTGATCCGTTGACGCACGACGACTTAGTTGATGCGTTAGCGTACATAGATCAGCTTGCTAATGTCCCGTATGGGATAGCAGAACTAGAGTTCGAAGAGCCTGAAATTTTAGATATTGTAGCGGGGTACTAAGGTGAGTGAATTATATAGTCCAGACCCACTGATGATGGGAGAGACCATAGAAGGTTGGGTTATAAACAAATGCGAAGACTGGCGGGATTACTACGAAAGCAACTATGAACAATCATTTGACGAATACTACAGATTGTGGCGCGGCATATGGGATCCTGCTGACCGTGAGCGCTCCTCTGAGCGTAGTCGGATTATTTCTCCTGCACTTCAGCAAGCTGTCGAATCTAGCGTAGCAGAACTAGAAGAAGCCACGTTTGGTCGTGGTAAGTGGTTCGACATCGCTGACGACATGAATGATCCTCAGAAGCAGGATGTGCAATATTTACGTAATAAGTTAACAGAAGACTTCGAACAGTGCAAGGTACGTAAGGCTGTTGCTGAGTGTCTGATTAACGCTGCTGTGTTCGGTACGGGTGTTGGTGAAATCGTCATCGAAGAAATAAAAGAGATGGCTCCAGCAACCCAGCCTATCATGGACGGACAGTTGCAAGCCGTAGGCGTTAATGTCACTGACCGTGTTGTTGTCAAGCTCAAGCCCGTGTTGCCTCAGAACTTTCTGATCGACCCTGTAGCAACGTCTGTAGAGGACGCTATGGGTGTTGCCGTGGATGAGTTCGTTAGCCGTCACCACGTAGAGATTCTTCAGGAGCAAGGCGTATATCGCGACGTATACGTAGCCAGCGCCGCTCCCGACACTGACCTAGAGCCAGACCAAGACCTTACCGTTTACAACGACGATAAGGTACGCCTAACGAAGTACTACGGTCTAGTGCCTAAGATGTTGTTAGAAGACGCTACTGAAGAAGAAGTAGAATCAGACTCAATGTACGTTGAGGCTATTGTTGTTATTGCTAACGGGGGTGTACTCCTCAAGGCAGAGCCTAACCCGTACATGATGCAAGATCGTCCTGTTGTTGCGTTCCCTTGGGATGTAGTTCCGGGACGTTTCTGGGGACGAGGAGTCTGTGAGAAAGGCTACAACTCTCAGAAAGCACTGGATACTGAGCTACGTGCACGTATTGACGCACTGTCCCTTACTATCCACCCAATGCTTGCCATAGACGCAACCCGACTGCCGCGAGGCAGTAAGCCTGAAGTGCGTCCGGGTAAAATGATACTGACGAATGGTGATCCCCGTGAAGTCTTACAACCGTTCAACTTTGGGCAAGTCGGGCAAATTACTTTTGCACAAGCTGCAAGCCTACAGCAGATGGTACAGCAAGCAACAGGAGCTGTTGATAGCGCTGGTATTGCTGGACAAGTTAATGGCGAAGCGACTGCCGCAGGAATAAGTATGTCTCTAGGCGCGATCATCAAGCGTCACAAGCGTACCCTAATTAACTTCCAGCAGTCCTTCTTGTTGCCTTTCGTTACCAAGGCTGCACACAGGTATATGCAGTTCGACCCAGAGAACTACCCAGTAGCTGACTACAAGTTCAACGCTTCGTCTACACTAGGCATCATTGCTCGTGAATACGAAGTAACACAGCTTGTACAGTTGCTACAAACAATGAAGCAAGACAGTCCGCTGTACCCCGTGTTGATCCAAAGCATCATCGACAACATGAACCTCAGCAACCGAGAAGAGCTTATCGGTGCAATGCAACAAGCTGCACAACCTGATCCACAGGCACAGCAACTGGCTATGGCTGCACAACAGGCACAGCTTGAGTTCCAGCAGAGCCAGACTAACGCACTGAACGCACAAGCTGCTGAGTCTCAGGCTAGAGCACAGAAGTACATGATGGACACTCAGCTAGCGCCACAAGAGCTAGAGATAGACCAGATTGAAGCAATCACCCGCAACCTACAGGCTGGCGATCAGGACGACAAAGAGTTCGAACGTCGAATGAAGGTAGCTCAAACTCTCCTAAAGGAAAAAGAGATAGAGGCTAAATCCAATGCTAATGACACAACGCGAGCTAGACAACCTGATAGAGCAGATCAACCAAGCGTTCAAAACGCAGTTCGACAAATTGGCGGAGCTGGAAACCAAGGTGGAGGCTTTAATCAATGAGCAAGAAAAAGGATCCAAGGCTGGAGCGAGCAGGGGTAAGCGGGTACAACAAGCCAAAGAGGACTCCTAATCACCCCACAAAGTCTCATGTAGTTGTGGCTAAGTGTGAAGACGGTAGTGTTAAAACAATCAGGTTCGGACAACAAGGAGTATCAGGTGCTGGTAAAAATCCAAAATCAGCTTCAGAAAAAGCTAGACGAAAGTCGTTCAAAGCTAGACACGCAAAAAATATTGCTAAAGGAAAATGTTCTGCTGCTTACTGGGCTGATAAAGTCAAATGGTAAAGATATACAAGGTTGTATGGAAAGATGCTCAAGGAGGAGCAAACGTGGGCTGGCGAGAGTTAGAAGAACTTACGCAAGCTAAAGTAGCTACTGCTGTATCCTGTGGTGCTGTCTTGGTTAACGATGAGAACAAGATAATAATATGTCCACATATGTTGGTCGAAGAGGGTAAAATTACCGAAGGAGACGCAGAGATAGTCATACCCAAGCAGTGGGTGTTAACGATGGAAGAACTGGGAGAACTATGATGTCAGCAGGAAAAGGAACATACGGAAGTCAAGTAGGCAGACCACCTAAGAAGAAGACAAAGAAAAAAGTTAAGAAGTAGCAGCAAAGATGCGGAGATTAACAAATCTATTCTCCGCAAACAAACGGATCAGCGCGTGTTAAACACTCCGTTACCGCGTCAGGCAAAAGAAGAAATAACGGTAATATTACCATTAGGTATTGACTTTTGGTCAAAAGTATGGTATAATAGGGGTATACTTTAGTAAACAAAAGAGACAACCGAAGAGGCCTCACTTGGATAAAGAACTAGAAAAATACTACAACACTTACTTCGACCTTTTCCGTTCAGAAGGATGGAAACAGTTAATCGGAGAACTCACTCAGAACGCTGTTGCTATCAACTCAGTAGAAGCAACAAAAGATGTAAACGATATGTATTTTCGTAAAGGTCAACTAAATGTGTTGACACACATCATAAACTTTGAAAATGTTATAAACAACGCGTTCGAAGAACTAACTCAAGAGCCTGAAGACGTATGATTAAGGTTTTTGACTTTCGGTGTACCAACGGTCACCTATTCGAAGAATTTGTAGAGAGTAACGTTACAGCCAGTAGGTGCGGTTGTGGCGCGAATGCTACAAGAGTCGTATCAGCAACACAGTGCGTACTAGAGGGTGCATCCGGTGATTTTCCGGGAAGGCACATGAAATGGGTACGAGAACACGAGAAGGCTGGTCGTAAATCCACTCCATAACCACTTAGGCGGAGAACTTAAATAATGTCACGAGCACAACTCATTGATGAGCGCCCCGAAGAAGACAACAACGAAACAGACGTAGTAGACCAACAAGAATCCTTTGAGTCTCAAGAAGAAGAAGAGGTAGCTCAACCGGAGTCTAACATACCAGAGAAGTATAAGGGCAAATCCCTAGAGGAAGTTGTCCAGATGCACCAAGAAGCTGAAAAGCTGATGGGTAAACAAAGCTCTGAAGTTGGTGAACTACGAAAGGTCGTTGATGACTACATTCAGGCACAACTCTCACAGCAACAAGCACCTCAACAACAGCAAGAAGAAGACGATATAGACTTCTTTACTGATCCTAAGACTGCTGTTAGTCGAGCGATTGAGAACCATCCTAAGATCCGAGAAGCTGAGGAATACACTCAGCAGTACAAAAAGCAAGCTACGATGGCACAGCTTCAGGCTAACCATCCCGATATGCAAGAGATTTTGCAAGACGGTAAGTTTGCTGAGTGGGTACAAGGATCTAAGATACGGACTCAACTGTTTGTACAAGCGGATCAACAGTACGATTACGATGCAGCAAACGAACTGTTCTCGCTCTGGAAGGAGCGTAATCAGGTAGCCCAACAGACTGCCGCAGTTGAAAAGCAAGCACGTAAGCAACAACTGAAGACCGCAAGTACAGGCAACGCTAGGGGAACAGGGGAAGGAACACGTAAGAAAGTCTATCGTCGTGCTGATATTATTAAGTTAATGAAGACCGACCCAGAGCGTTACCAAGCATTATCACAAGAAATTTTTAATGCGTATGCAGAGGGTCGAGTCAAATAGCCTAATTAAGGAGATTTACGATGGCTAGTGAAACCTCTGCTGTATATCCTACAGCTAACGCAATTGTCGATAAGACAGCTGCCGGAACCTTTATCCCCGAAATCTGGAGTGATGAAGTAATTGCGGCGTACCAAAAGAACCTGAAGATGTCACCTCTGGTCAAGAAGATTTCTATGACTGGTAAGAAGGGTGACACCATTCACGTACCTAAGCCCATCCGTGGTGCTGCTTCTGCTAAAGGCGAGTCTGCTGCTGTAACGATTCAGGCTAACCTTGAGTCAGAGCTTCAGATCAGTGTTGATCGTCACTTCGAATACTCACGCTTTATCGAGGACATCGTTGAGACTCAGGCTCTGAACAGCTTGCGTCAGTTCTACACTGAAGACGCTGGTTACCAGTTGGCTCTGAAGGTTGACACTGACCTGATGAACGCTGCTACTGGTTTCGGTGATGGAACCAAGACTCTGGCTCCTGCTGCTACTGGTGCTGACTGGGTTGCTTCTAACAGCTACTACAGCAACGCTGGGACTGCCCTTGCTGCTTACGCTGCTGACACTGTTGCCACTGGTGACAACTTCAGCGACGCAGTATTCCGCGCTCTCATCAAGCTGATGGACGATGCTGATGTACCTATGGAAAATCGCGCTCTGGTGATTCCGCCAGCAGTTCGTTCTACCATCATGGGCATCAGCCGTTACGTGTCTTCTGACTTCGTAAACGGTCGAGCTACTGAATCAGGACTGATCGGAAACCTGTACGGCGTTGACGTATACGTTTCTTCTAACTGCCCTGTTGTAGAGACTGGTGCTGAAAACGGCGCTTCTTCTCTCGACGCTCGTGGTTGCTTGTTCTTCCACAAGGACGCTATTGTCCACGCCGAGCAAATGGCTGTACGTTCACAGACTCAGTACAAGCAAGAGTACCTGTCTACTCTGTACACTGCTGACACCCTCTACGGTGTTGAAGTGTACCGACCAGAAGCAGGTTTCGTTCTTGTCGTAGCTGACGAGTAAGCGTAACAATACAGGGGATTCTTCGGAGTCCCCTTTATTTCTTTCAGTTGTTTTTGTAGGAGCAGTCTATGCCAATTTATCGGGGTGATGGCGGGTCAGGAGATTCATCAACAGATGCCTATGCCTCGCAGATAGCGCAAGACGCAAACACTGCCACTACAAAAGCAGCCGAGGCAGCAGCATCAGCAGCCGCAGCTGCTCTAAGTGAATC